CCATGCTGGCAATCCCCGCCCGCGTTCAACAGCGGCTTGGGCATCTTACCGCCCATGACGTGCAGATGATCGACCGCGAAGTCCGCGACGCATTGGAGGAAGCAAGCCGTGACGACTGACACCCTGACCGCCGCCCGTAGGCGCGCCCTGGCCGCCCTGAAGCCGCCGCCGCGCATGTCGCTGGCCGCGTGGATGGAAGCCGAAATGCGGCTGCCTGAAGGCGTCTCTGCCCTGCCTGGGCGCGTCACCCTCTGGCCCTATCAGCGGGGCATTGCAGACGCCATTTCTGATCCGCTGGTGGAGCGTGTGACGCTGGTGAAGCCCGTCCGCGTCGGGTTCACCACGCTTCTGACCGGCGCGCTGGCGTCCTACGTCGCGAATGAGCCGTCCCCGATCCTAGCCCTTCTGCCCACCGAAGCCGACGCGCGCGACTATGTGGTGTCCGATCTGGAACCGATCTTCGACGCAACTCCCACCTTGCGCGGCCTCATATCCGGCGACGCGGACGAGTCCGGGCGGTCCACGCTTCTGTCGCGCCGCTTCCCCGGCGGATCGCTGAAGATCGTCGCGGCCAAGTCCCCCCGGAACCTGCGCCGCCACAACGTCCGCGTCCTGTTGATCGACGAAGCCGACGCCATGGAACCGTCCGCCGAAGGCAGCCCGATCACCTTGGCCGAACGCCGCACCCTGTCCTTCGCCAATCGCAAGATCATCCTGGGATCGACTCCGACGCTCATGGACACGTCGAACGTGCTGCGGTCCTATGCCCAGTCCGACCAGCGCATCTTCGAAGTCCCGTGCCCGGAGTGTGGGGCCATGACCGAAATCCAATGGCGGCATATCGAATGGCTGCCCGACCAGCCCCAGACCGCCGCCTTCCGCTGCCCGCATTGCGAAGAACTGATCGACGAATGCCACAAGGCGGGCATGGTCGACAACGGCGCGTGGCGCGCCCAGCGGCCCGAAGTCGAAGGCCATGCGGGCTTCCGGCTCAACGCCTTGGTGTCGACGCTGGCGAATGCGTCCTGGGGCAAGCTGGCGGCGGAGTTTCTGGCGGCCAAGGCGCACCCGGACCAGCTTCAGACCTTCGTGAACACGATCCTGGCGGAAGGCTGGCGTGAGGCCGCCGAAGAGATCGACGAAGCCGCCTTGGCCGCGCGCCGTGAACGGTTCGGGCTGGACGCTCTGCCCCCGGACGTTCTGGTCCTGACGGCTGGTGTCGACGTGCAACGCGACCGTCTAGAAATTGTCGTCCTAGGGCACGGCAAGACCGATTACTTCGTCCTGGCGCAGCACGTCATCTGGGGCAGCCCACACGAAGATCACACCTGGGCAGAATTGGACGACTACCTTCGCGGGCAATGGCCACACCCCAGTGGCGGGACCTTGCGCCTGGACGCCGCAGCAATCGACGCAGGGGACGGCGAAACCATGGACCCGGTTATGTCCTTCTGCCGCCCGCGCTTCGCCCGCCGGATCGTCGCTATCAAGGGGGCACCTGGGGCGCGCCCGTCTATCAAGGCCAGCGAGACGCGCGGGTCCCGCCTCTTCATCCTGGGCGTGGACGGGCTGAAGGCTACGCTGGCGTCCCACCTGTCGCGCGGGCGGACGGTGCGCTTCAGCGATAGCCTGGAAGACAGGTTCTTCGAAGAACTCGCCAGCGAACGCCGTCTGGTGCGCTACAAGCGGGGCGCGCCCGTGCGGGTCTGGGAACGGATCACGGGACGACGGGCGGAATCTCTGGACTGTATGGTCTATGCGCTCGCCGTGCGCCCGCTGGTGGGTGTTGACCTGGGGCGCCGGGAAGCGGAAGTCTCGAGCAAGGCTGCCCCCAGAAGGACGCCGCCTGTGGTTCGGTCGGCATGGCTAGACCGCTAAGATAGGTTGCCCTCTTCTTGAATGATTTTCACAAAGTCGATGGGGTCGTAGAAGTAGTTTCGATATGCTGATCGAAGCTGTTTTGGGTTGTCTGAACGGACGTAGACCGCATTGATGCTGGAAGAACTTGCCTCCAACTCACTGGCCTTTTCAATTGCCGGGGCAGCCGCTTTGAACGGAATTACCTCCAGTGCAAAACCTCCATCTTCCGTTCTGAAAATGTTCAAAACGTTGTGTTTTTGAAGGTTCTCCTCATCTTCAAACTGCTTCAAAAGCTCCAGGCGACGAAGAATTCCAAGATGCCCCTCTAGCGCCCGTAGTTCATCTTGAAGGTCTGCCGTTTCCAACTCATCAAAGGCGCGGCGATATCCTTCATGCTTTCGTGCGATGATTTCGCTGGCTAGTGAGAAGAATTTCCCTCTGTCACTCTGGTCTAGCTCGAACTTGGTTCGCTCACCGTCGAGAAGGTCGGAAATCTCAACGGCCGTTGCCCAAGCGTGCTGGGCGCGAGTGCGATATTGGATTTCCACCAGAAGACCGTCCCAGGGCTTTTTCTCCTGCTTTCGCACCGACCCTCGCGGGTAATGTTTGTAAACATCGTGAATCCCTCGATAGCCGGTAAACTTTGGATGCTCGATGTAATCATACTTTTCAGGGTTATGCCGAAGTGTATGCTCGACATTCTTCATGACCGCAGAAGAGTGCATGTAGCGACGAAAATTGACCAACTGAGCGATGTCGTCAAAGATCAGACGGCAGCCTGCAAAGTCGTGCATACCGGCCACGTCAGAAATTAGCGGTTTCCCATCGCCATTTTTTCGCTGAAGTTTATCAATTACTGTGTTCCGCCTCTTCAGGCGCTGAGCGAACTCGATGTAGAAGCCCTGCTTATTGATATGCCCCTTCAGCCAAGCCTGGAAGGTGTTAATTACATAACCATGCGACGCCCGCCATTGCTCTACAAGCTGATAGTCGTCGTTTGAGGCGGTCCCGTTCGAGATCGCTTGCCCGGCCCTGCGGACGGCGGATTTATTGCTTGGTGGCTCTGGATAAGACATACGGGAGAAATAGCAGACCAATACTTAATCAGTCCACATATTTGGCTTCGCCTTGTCCAGATAGGCTTCCGCGTCTCCGATGTGGTCCGCCCACCACACTTCAAAGCCGTCTTCCCGGATGACGCGGTATCTGGGCACCCCATGCGCGGGGTTCGGACACGACCGGAAGAACAGCCCTCGACGGCGCGCCTTGTAGTAAACGCGGGCTTTCGCTCTGTCGTGATCCGTTCTGTTCTGCATTCCTAATGCGTCGGGGGCGGCACTCGCAAACCGCCCCCGACTCCCCTTCACCATCACTGGAGAGACGACGCACGACCAAGCGCGCCGTGCCATCTGTATAGTCGGATTCGCATAGTCCGACAATAGGTTTAATGGTGTCAACTTGAAGGCTAACTCATTGAACTAAAAGTTGTTAAACTGCCTGTTCAATTCCCAAGCGCCTCGAATCGGTGTATGAAGGTCCGGTATCCAGCCGGAGGACCTACCGTGACCGATCAAGAATTTCCGACCATCCACTATCTACCGCCGCTTGACCGCCAGCCGTCGCATCTGTCCCGCAAGGATGTGGTGGCGCGCTGTCTCGAACCTGGGCTTGCCCGTGAAACGCTCGAACCCTTCGTCAAGAAATGTGCGGCGCGGGACTTCCTGCGCCCCGTTGGGATCGACGCCGCCGACAAGCGCGCGCCCTACCTCTATGAGATCGACTCCGTTCTGATCGCCAAATGCCTTCACACCCTGGCCTTCGCCAGCATCGAAGTGGACGGGCCTGACGGTATCGGGCGGGCTGTGTCCTTCGCCATGAAGTCCTTCGCCGTGGAAGACCACTTTCCGAACGGTGTCCCGAAAGGCGAGAACGTGAATGCCTATTTCCGGGCTTTCGGCCCCAGCCCTGCCGCGTGGGCCATTCTCGACTATCGGCGCGGCGTGACCGGCTGGTCCCTGCATGTCGCTTGGACTCTGGACGACGCGGGCAAGAAGCGTGTCGGGGCGAAGCTCTGGAACGTCCAGAATGGCTTCATGCCGAACCTTTTCGGCAGTCCCGAACCCGTCATCCCCCATGCGGAAACCGTTCTGTCACTGGACCGGATTCTTCCGATCATCTTGGCCGACCGCGAAGGCATGAACTGACCATGGCCCTGCGACTTCGCCTTCCGAAACTGTTTCGGACCAGCGCCCCCGTTGCCCGTCGTATGATCGACGCGGCGGCGGGTGGGCGGCGTGGTGGGGGCAGGGGGACCTTCGGGCACTACAATTCGGAGGTTTCGGCGGCGGCGGTCCTTATAGGGGCTCGCGCCCGGTATCTGGCGACGAACAACCCCTGGATTGCAAACGGTGTCGGCAACTGGGTTTCGGCCTTGGTCGGAACCGGTATTCGTCCGACGCCCCGCGCCGATGACGCCGACACGCGCCGCGCTGCCAGCCGCGCGTTCGAAAGTTGGGCAGACGACGCCGACGCGGCGGGGCGGACGGACTTCTGGGGTCTCCAACCTGTTATCGCCCAACACCTAGTCATCGACGGTGAAGCCCTGATCCTCATTCACGACGACGCGGACGGGGTTCGCCTTCAAGTCGTCGCGCCCGAACAGTTAGACGCTGCAAAGACCGTGGAACTGGGCGGCGGGCGGCTGATCGTGTCGGGCGTGGAGTTTGACGCCCAGGGCCGCCGTGTCGCTTACTGGATTCTGCCACACCGCCCCCATGCGACGTTCACTGACTACGCCCCATCCGTCCGCTTCGACGCCGCCGACGTGTTGCACGTCATGCGCCCCCTGGGCGCGGGTCAGGTGCGCGGCCTGTCATGGCTGGCCCCGGCGGTCCTGTCGGCGTCGGAACTGGACCAGTTGATGGACGCCCTTCTGGTGGGCGCGAAAACCTCTGCCATGTTTGCCGGTTTCCTGACCGACATGAACGCCACCGGCTCTATCCCCTTCGACGGGGACCAGACGGGCGGGATCATGGACACCGGCCTGGAACCCGGCACCCTGAAGGTGCTGCCCGCTGGCGTCGACGTGAAGTTTTCCGCCCCGGATGCTGCCAAGGACTCGCCCGCCTTCCTGCGGATGAACCTTCAGGCGCTCGCCGCTGCCCTGGGGCTGCCTGAACACCTTCTGTCCGGGGACCTGGCAAACGCGAACTATTCCAGCCTTCGGGCGGGCCTGCTGCCCTTCCGGGCGCGGGTGGAACAGGCGCAATACGGCACACTGGTGCCCCAATTCTTGCGGCCTGTTTGGCGGCGTTGGCTGGTGTCTGAAGTCCTGTCCGGGCGTCTCGACCTGACACCTGATCTGGCGGCGGAATGGATCATGCCCCGCCCGATGCAAGTCGACCCGCAAAAGGACTTGGCGGCGGTCAAAGAGGCATTGGCCCTAGGGCTCACCAGCCGCACCCGCGCCGTGAACGAACTTGGATGGAACGCCGACGATCTGGACGCGGAAATCGCCGCCGACCGTGCGCGCGAAGCCGACCTTGGCCTGACCTTCGGGTCCCCTGACAAATCGGAGTCCAGCGATGACGACTGACACCCTGACACGGGCCGCCCAGACGCGCCCCAACTCTTTCGACCCGGACACGCGAACGGTTTCGGCGGTCATCGCCAGCCCGTCGCCGGTCCAGCGCCGCGACGCGCGCGGCCCGTTCCTCGAAATCCTCACGGCGGACACCCTGGACCTGTCTGCCGCTGAAGGACTGCCCGTCCTCGACTCACACCGGACTGCCAGTATCCGGGACCAGCTTGGGCGGGTTCGGTCCATCACTTCGGAAGGCGGCTCTGTCGTCGCCGTCCTGGAAATCACGTCCGCCGAAGATGCTGCCCCCGTGGTGCAGCGGATCGCGGATGGAACCGTGAGCGGGGTCAGCATTGGCTACCGCGTCGCGGGATGGACCGAGAAACAAACCCCGGCGGGACGGGTGAAGAGCCCCACCGCCTGGACGATCACCGAAGTCACCCTGACCTCGAACCCGGCGGACCCGTCCGCCCGTCTGCGGCACAAAGAGGAGTCCCCCATGCCCGATGACATCATCGAAACTGTTTCGCCCGACACGGCGGAACAAACCCGGCGCACCGATATTCGCGCGCTGGTCCGCTCTGCCAACCTGGACGCCCAGGTGGCGGACGATCTGATCGAGGCGGGCGCGGACATCACCCGCGCAAAGGCAGAAATCTTCGACGCCGTGCAGGACCGTCGCCGTGTGGCCCCGATCATCCGGTCCCATGCCCCGGCAAACGACGACCCGGCGACGATCACCCGCCGCCAGTCCGACGCTCTGGCCTTCCGCATGGGCGCGGGCGGCGACCCCGCCGACGACGTGCGGCCCTTCCTGAACCTGTCTCTTCGGGACATGGCGGTCGACGCCCTGACCCGTTCCGGCGTGTCGACGCGCGGCATGTCGGCGGACGAAGTGTTCACGCGGGCCGGTGAGCACACCACCAGCGACTTCCCCCTGACCGTGAGCAACGCCATGGGCAAGGTCGCGTTGGACACCTACCGCGCCGCCGAGTCCCCGCTGAAGGCGCTCTGCCGCCAGCGAACGCTTCCGAACTTCAAGGATTCCACGTCCATTCGCCTGGGCGAAATGGGCCGCCTGGAGGAACTGGCGGAGTCCGGTGAGATCACCCACACCAGCCGCGCGGAGAACGGCGAAACGATGCGCCTGAAGACCTTCGCGCGCGGCCTCACCGTCTCGCGGAATACGATGATCGACGACAACCTGGGCCTTCTGGGCGACATGACGGCGGCCCTGGGCGAAGCCGCCGCCCAGACGGAAGCCGACATCCTGGTCGATCTTCTGACAGGCAACCCCGATCTGTCGGACGGCACGGCGGTCTTCGACGCCAGCCGCGACAACATCGGCACGTCAAGCGCCCCGGACGTGGACGCGCTGACCGAAGCGCGCCTTGCCATGCGGACCCGCAAGGGCCTGGACGGCAAGACGATCATCGCCGCTGCGCCGCGCTTCCTTCTGGTGGGCGCGGACCTCGAAACGGAAGCGGAACGGGTGCTGGCGTCGATCCAACCGTCCACCACGGGCGACGTGAACCCCTTCGGCGGCAAGCTCACGCTTCTGGTGGAGCCCCGGCTTCCGGCGGGGACGTGGTATGTCTTCGCGGACCCGGCACGGCTGGCGGCGATGCAATACGCCTACCTGTCGTCCGCCCATGGCGTCCAGATTCAGCGGACGGAAGCCTGGGACACCCTGGGCATGAAGTATCGCGCCTTCCTAGACTTCGGCGCGGGCTGGCTGGACTGGCGCGGCGCGCACCAGATTCCGGGCGTGTAACCCATGGCCGTCCTGACCACACAAGAGCGGCTGGAAGAGGCCCAAGAGGCGCTTCACGCGCTTCTGACGGGGACGCAAGCGGTGTCGGTCCATGACCAAAATGGGGAACGCGTGGAATACCGCCCCGTCAGCCGCGCCGATCTTCAGCGGTATGTGGCGGACCTCGAAGCCCAAGTCGCGGGGGCGCGAAAGCCCCCGCACACCATCACCTTCAGAACCTCGAAAGGACTCTGACATGCGAAACTTCGTCCATATTGGCGACAACGTGACCATCCCCGCCCCGGCAACCGTGACCAGCGGCGAAGCCGTCAAAGTGGGGTCGCTCTTCGGCATCGCGTCGACTGATGCCCTGACCGGCGCACCACTGACCATCTCGATCACGGGCGTCTTCGATCTGCCCAAGGTTGCCGCCGACGCAATCGACGTGGGCGCGCCGATCTACTGGCGGTCCAGCGACGGGCTGGTCACGACCACGGCTTCCGGCAGCACGAAGATCGGCGTCGCCGTGTCCGACGCGGGCAACCCGTCTGGCAGCGTCCGCGTCCGCCTCAACGGCGCGTTCTAAGCGGGGACCCGTGGGCCGCGTCGAACATACCCAAGGCCAGACACCGGCAGTCCTTCCGCCCACGCGGCGGGGCCTGTCGCGTGTCCTGGCGGCGGGCTATGTCGGAGTCGGCCCTACCAAATTCGACGAAATGGTTTTGGATGGGCGTATGCCCAAGCCGAAGCGGATCGACGGGCGGAAAGTCTGGGACGTTCGAGCACTGGATCAATTCTTCGAAGCCTTGCCGAGTGACGGCGTGATAGACGACAACCCTTGGGACGATTGAAGATGACCGGGGATTCCATGAAAATACGCTTGAAATACGTTGTCGAAGACGTGGACCGCCACGGCAATGTTCGCCTGTATTTCCGGCGGCATGGCAAGAAAATCAGACTTCCCAGCCCTATCGGTTCGCCCGAATTTCTGGCGGCCTACAAAGTAGCCTTCGCGGGCGAATCAAAGGCCAAGTCCGCGTCCAAGGTGGGGCAACTGGTCCCCGGTTCGGTGCGTTTCCTTTGCGCCGAATACTACAAATCGGCCATGTTCTGTGAATTGGACCCGCGCACACAAAGGGTTCGCCGGGGTATCCTGGACCGCTTTTGTCAGCACAAGAACGACGGCGACAAGCCTTTCGCCCTGCTACAGCCAAAGCACATCCGGGCGCGGCGTGACGAAATGATGGACCGCCCGGAAGCTGCCAACGGAATGGTGAAGGCGCTCCGGCAACTCTACAAATTCGCCGTCCGCTATGATCTGCACGACCGGAACCCGGCCACGGAAATCGAATACTTGAGCCCGAAGAACGCCGATGGATTCCATTCCTGGACCTTGGCCGAAATCGAGAAATACGAAGAGACGCATCCTGTGGGTAGCATGGCACGGCTGGCGCTCGCCCTTGCGCTCTACACGGGGCAGCGCCGTTCCGATCTGGTCCAGCTTGGGAAACAGCATGTCCGCGATGGGTGGCTGATCTTCACACAG